CATCATTCCACGATCATCATCCCACGAATCCGAATAGTTATGAGGAAAAGGATTGCCTATGTAGATCATTTTTTCTTGTATTTGGCGTTTATGGAAGTGACCACTAAAGATATATTCAGGATGTACGAAATCTTCCGCCTGTAATTGTCCTGTTTCGGGCATATTCATCATAGCATTCATTTTAAATCTAGGAAGTTCGAAGTGTCCAAACATATACTTACATTTAATTCTTCCAATTTTTTTCCATTCATCGCCAACAAGCCAAGGTATAATAGCGACACCATCCTGATTTAAAGGCTTCGAGACAATACTTACGTTACTAACATTGCGACTAAACTCCATTGAGTTCAGTTCTCTCTTATCTCGGTAATATAAATCATGATTTCCTGTGATGAAAAAGAATTTTTCAAATGTTTTACCAAGCCTTTCGATGTTTCGAAGGCTATAATTCATCGTGCTTACGTTGGTTCTTGCTCGATTATGGTGCCAATCTCCAAGGAAGATACAGGTTTCAGCTCCAAAATTCTTAGCTTCCTCTATAAACCAACTAACAAAATCTTCACAATCTTGATTATGTTGTTTAGAATCACCTTTATAGCCAAAATGAATATCTGAAAATGCTACTAGTTTTTTAAATAACTGTTGATCAGCCATTAAGTTCTTTCTTTTTGTTTGCTTTTACAGTATAGTTTATTTAATTACAGTAAAAAAGTCGAGTTTTATTTTAAGTATTCCTTTTTCGTCTAGTAGCATAAAAATCTTTAGAGGTTTTATATTCTTCTTCCATTTGCCTTGAAAAACTGGGAGTCTCTCCTTCCATTTCAATTAATTCGTCTCTAATTTTTCGATTTTTCTTCTCGGTATTTAGAACTTGCTTGAACGCATTGCTTACCACAGTGGTATAAAAAGCGAAAGGATTCGGAATTTGGGCTCTTCCTTCGTCAAATTGAAGACCTACTTGACTTAATTGAACAAGTGATGAGCTTCTCATCTCATCAATGTATGTATAATTCCTCCAATTTCCTTTCTTGCTAATTTTTTCTACTAATAACATATACATTTTTCCTAGTTTATTAGTAATTCGACCATACTCCAAATTAAATTCTCCATCTCTATAGTGACTTAGGCCAACGCATCTGGGCGTCCCATTTTCCAAGATAATATGCTGAAAGGGCGGGAAATTAACCTTTACGAATCCATCAGCTGGTTTCTTTTTTATTTTCTCTTCAGGCCAGTCGGGATTTTCTGGTATATGATCAAACGTCATATATCTAAAAACCAAATCACCAATTAATATATCTCCGATTTCAAGCTCGGAAGTAGGATCTTCCTTTTTTATTTTGTCTAGTTTTTTAAGTCTTAAATTATATATCCATTCATCTACAGTCGTAGCTTCAACTAATACTTTAGATTCAATTTCTTTTTTAATAGAAGTAGTATCTTTATATGTAATGTCCCAATTACCAAAATAATTAGTACATACATCATCATCCACTAGAACATCCAAATCATAAATAATCGCATCAAAATATGAAAATTTTGGATCTTCATATTCGCAATATGTATTTTTTGATTTATGAATTTCTATAAGCAAATCTTTGTTATTCAGATAGTTTGTATTTGCTCTTGCCATTTTTATTGATTTCCTTTAGTTTTTAGTTTAAAATTTGCAATGCAAATTTTTACTAATGTTAACATACACTTCAAGTAAAGGTCGAATAAAAAGATAAAGAAAAATAGGTTATTACTTGATTTCTTTAATAAAAACGGTATATAATCAAAAAAATAAATACAATTAATGGATAAACTACACAGTTATTGGAAGTAAAATGCGTTTATATGAAGTTGTTGAACAGAATGCTGGGAAGACAGTGGTTTTTGTATATGGACGTATGAACCCGCCAACAATTGGGCACGAGAAATTAATCGATACTGGAAAAATGTTAGCTAGAAGTCTTAACGCAGATTTTTTTGTGTTTCCAACAAGAACACATGATAGAGAAAAAAATCCTTTAACCTTTAGTACTAAGCTAAAATTTTTGAAATCATTTTTTCCCGAAGTTAAATTTGTAGAAACGACAGGACAATTATTTGTTGTATTAAAATGGTTGGTTGATAAGGGATATACTGAAGCACACATGGTAGCAGGCTCTGATAGAGTTAGTGAATTTCGTGATGTAATTATGCCGTATATCTCATCAATGAATAAAGTAGAGCCCGGAGTTGCAATTAATTTTGAAACATTTAAAGTAGTTGATGCTGGCCAAAGAGATCCAGATGCCGAAGGCGCAGAGGGAGCAAGCGGAACAAAAGCAAGAGAACTTGCAAAAACTGGACAAGAAGTTGATTTTGTAAATCTTATTGCGCCAGGTGAAAACAAAAATTTAAAAAAACAATTGTACACAGAAGTTAGAAGAGGATTAGGAGTAGAATAAATGACAATAGTAAAAACATCAGACCCATCAAAATCTGAACCAATTAAAGGACAAGGTAGTAACTTAGGAGGTTTTGGCGATCGCCGCGCAAGGCTGTCTGCAAAGCCCGACGCTGTAGCAGATATCTATGGTCCTGCTGTTAATAATAATATTCTAAGTCCATTATACGAAACAGGTGGATTATTATTTCCATACACTCCAAACATAAACGATTCCGCTACAGTACAATATGATTATTACGATCCGATACATACTAATCAACCATTTGCTGCTTTTAAATCTGTTGCTGCAAAAGAAATTACTGTTATCGGACCATTTACAGCACAAAATCAAGACGAAGCAAGATATTGTCTCGCAGCAATTCATTTTCTTCGAACTGTAACAAAAATGTTTTTTGGAACAAATATAGGAACCGGACAGTCCGGACGTCGCGCAGTTGATCTTCGCGGAACCCCACCGCCCATTTTACTTTTTAATGCATATGGAACTGCAATATATCATAATGTTCCTGTTATTGTTACTACTTATAATGTAGAATTTCCACAAGATATTGATTATGTCGAGGTAGATTTTAGCCGAAGTGCAGGAACCGAAAGACGCGATATAGATTTTGGATTCGATATATTTTCAGCAGATAGATTTAATACTACTGAACAATCCAGTGATATTAGCGCCTGGGTTCCAACAAAATTTACTGTATCACTTACGATGACGGTTCAAAATACTCCCGATCGTCTTAGAAGAAGTTTTAATCTAAATGATTTTAGAACAGGGAAATTAGTTAAGAGAGGGGGATGGGTATAATGGTTGTCATATACAAAAAGAATTCACCATATTTTACAACACCACAGAGAAATTTCTTAGTAGAATATTTAGATGTCTTAACTTTTATACCCGTTCCGGAAGATGATACAGATGAACTTATTGTATTGTCTCCACAATTTAATGAGCGTCCCGATATTTTTAGCAACGAATTATATGGAACTCCTGATTTGTGGTGGGTTTTTATGGTAAGAAATCCTGATACGATTATCGATCCCATTTATGATTTTGTTACTGAAATAGAAATATTTATACCAACTAAACAAAGAATTTTAAGTTTACTAGGATAACAAAATGCCATCTCGAAAAAGAATTAAAGAACAGCCACCTGGAAACACAACAACTGAACAAAACGCTGCTCAGCTTTCGCACGCAGAGCGTGATAATCCAGCAAGAGTGACACGGACACGAACTAGTCTTATTGGACAACGTGGAAAAGCTACACCTGAAGCATTTGATAATTTGAATTCTACAAACGCCGACGCAGGAAAACGTAGGGAACCTCGTCAGCTACAGGATGCTCGTGAACGTCTTGTTGCTAAAAGAGAATTACGATCTAAGATAGACAGTCTTGATACTCTTATAGAAAGAACTGATCAAACTAAAACAGCACCGCAAGGTGCAATAACATCACCAGAATTACAAACAGTAATTGATAGAACTAGAGCCATTCAGCAACAAACTGAAACTAATGTAGTTGCTTTAAGAGAAATACAGCAGACACGTCAATTAGTAGATCGATTAAGAAATCAAATTGGTTTAGTTCCCGAACTCGACTTCGCCGAAGAAGATGAAATAGATACTAATACATCTGTAAGTGATATTAGAATTGAAGACAATATATTAACTAAATTTGATGCTATGACTTATAATTTTAGACTTTTTATGACTGGCGAACTTGCTACTAGCAATACTTTATCTACTGAAGATATTGTAGTAATTGCAGAGACAGGTTCGACTGGATTTAATATTACAGATGTTAATATAAAAACAATTATCTCTCCGTCGCTTTTAACAAGAAATTCTTATGCAACAAATCTTAAAATATCTATTATCGAGCCTCACGGAAACTCATTAATTGATAGAATGAGAAATGCTGCTAGTTCATTAGGGGTTATTGATCATAAAGATGCTCCTTTATGGTTTAGTATCTCGTTTAAAGGTTACTCCCAGGGAGAAAACAATGCTCAAAATTCACACGACGGTGGAATACCAACAGGTGAGTTAAATGAAGAAACTAGAACTTGGCAAATCAAAATTAGAAGAATTGAAGCAGAAATTAATAAAGGAGGAACAGAATATGTTATTACAGCAATTCCTCTTAATGAGCAAGGTCTTGGTGACGCTGCACGAAGATTGGAAACAAATATAAAGATTGACGCTGCTGATTTAAAAGAATTTTTTGAAAATCTATCTAAAGAATTAAACAATAATGAAAATTATAGCACAGCCAATGAAGAGTCACAAGATATTACAGAACGTGTAAGAAAATATGCTTTTTCTTTACCGAGAGGTGATGAATTAAATTTTGCAAAAGATAATCAAGTTCCGCAAATAAATGATATGGGAACTTGGAAAATTCGAGGTCTAAATATTGCTGAGAATAGGAGAAGCGAATCTTTTGTTGATGGTCAAAGACGATGGAGAATTACATTCGGACAAGGAACCGCAATAGAAGCTATAATACAAGAGATTATAGGAACAACAGTTGAAGGACAATCACTTGCTCTATACGGAGAAAAACGTGGAAATGTAAATGATATTAAAATAAAAGAACCAAGGGAACCAACAAAACCATCTGTCATTTTTACTGTAGATCCTACTGTGGACATTATAAGTTATAATGGGGTGGCCCGCGCCTACAATACATTAAATGTTTATCATATAAGACCTTATCTAACCTTTCAACCAATTCTTTCCAGAGAACAGATAGAAGATTCTTTAGAAGAAAGAAAAAGTAAAGCACGACTTGCAAAACAATTAAAAATTACAAATCTTCGTAAAAAATACGAATATATGTTTACTGGATTAAACACTGAAGTTTTGGATTATAAAATTAAATTTGATAGAAGTTGGTTTTTATCTCTTCCTATATTTCAAGGACAAAATAGAACTGCTCTCGGAATGTCTTCAGGATTTATAGATCTTAGTAAATCAGATCTTAGAATTCTTCAAACAGCAGATGCTGTTAACGACTCAACCCAGAGTATTCGTGCTAAGAAAGCTGCAAGGCTTGAAGATATCGAAGGTAAACTGTTAAATGTTTTAGATGCGCCACAAGGTTTTACGCTTGAACAAGAACGACAACGATTATTAAAAGAAATATTAAAAATAGATGTAACACAACAAGAAAATGATCTTACACAAGAAGCAATACTTGCCAAAGCTATAGGCCTTCAACAACAACAACTAAGAACGGGCGCTCGCAAAATTGATACTTCAACTTTTGGTAGCCCTGTTACACGACTTGAAACAGATATTAGAAGTATTGGTGGAAATATTAATCTGTTTCAAGAATCTGAGATTATAATTTCCGACGAAGAACGAAAATTTGTTGAACAAGTAAAAAATCGTCAAACATCAAAACAAAACATAAAAGGTTCAATCTTTTTTGCTGAAGATTTAGAAAAATTGGAACAAGAAAAAAGAGGACCGGATACAACAAAAACTGAAAATCAGGCACATAATAATGTTGGGACGGAAATAGCTCCAACTAATAATTCAGCCGAAATAGGTGTGGAAGGAACCGCATCAAAAGGAAGATCGTTTTTTTCATCTGTTATGAATCAGGTTTATGGAGTAAGTAGTCAGATGCGACAGATAGAAATGACGATAAGAGGTGATCCGTATTGGTTAGGCGAACCTGATATATTGAAACGGTTAACTGTTTCCTCTGCTAATTCGCGGGATCTAACAAGAGCAGATTCGCTAATATTAATGACATTTGCATTTCCAAATGGAATAAATGACGGGGGAGATAATCGCGACGATAGCTTTGAAGGAACAGGATTATATAATATAAATCGCAAGGAAAATGGATTTAATGGTGTTTATTATATTAGACGGGTCGAGAATAACTTTTCTAATGGAAAATTTACACAAAAATTAATTGGACATGCAGATATATTAACTCAAGAATCTGACGTAATAAATGCAGTAATAAACCTAAGTAATACAACAGGAAGTTAAAAATGGCACATCCAGATTTCGAATATCATGAAACACAACGAACAGCAAAATTGCCTAAAGGGTATGAAAAAAAACCAGCAATTGATACTACCCTTCTTACAAAAACTTATCTAGGGATCGTTAGAGACGCCCGCGACCCACAACGAATGGGAAGAATTTTAGTCTGGATACCAGAATTATCAGGAGAAGCCGACAAAGAAGAAAATTGGATTATCTGTTCATATTGTTCTCCTTTTGCTGGAGCATCTTTCTTTAATTTTGATTTTTATAAAGATCCTAAAAAAGATACTATAAGCTCGGAAGGTATTGGCGCTATTCAAGATATAGGGGATCGCGCTGATGCTGCTAATCGTGTACCGAAACCCGATACTATTCGTAAAGATAACAAACCAACAGAGTATAGTGGCCGACAATCATATGGCATGTGGTTTACCCCACCTGACGTTGGTAATGAGGTTTTAATTTTGTTTGTTAATGGTGATCCTAATTTTGGAGTATGGTTTGGTTGTTTATTTCAACAAGATCTTAACCATATGATTCCTGGAGTTGGTCAAGACACAATTTTTAAAGGTTCAGATAGCGATGTAATGGATGATGAAGCCGGGCCTGTTATTGAAGCAGATCTAAGTGTTGCAGAAAATACAAAAAATAAAGATAATCCAGATAGAAGAATGTTCAAACCATTAAGAGATGGACTTAAACTTCAACAAGGATTAGATCAAGATGGAGCAAGAGGACAGAGCACTAGTTCTGCAAGAAGAGAATCACCTAGTCAAGTTTTTGGAATATTGACTCCTAATGGAAGTCAGTTTGTTATGGACGATGGTGAGCCGCCAAGTTCTGACCCACAAAGTCCTCCAGTTCAAACCCGTGAATTTATTAGATTACGAACTAGAGGCGGCGCACAATTACTAATAGATCAAACAGACGGATTTGTTTATGCAATTAGTCGCGACGGAAGAACATGGTTAGAACTCAGCGATAAGGGAGATGGAAATTTTGATATTTATACTTCTGGAAATATTTCAATTCATGCTGAGAAAGGAGATATAAATCTCAAGGCTGGATTAAAAGATATTAACATACAAGCAGAAAGAGACATTAATATAGTCGCCGGAAAGAATATTAGAATACTTGCAGGTGAAGATTTTGATACTTTAATACAAGGAAATATTAACATAGAGAGCGGAGCAAAAATTAGTTCGCACGCTGCTGGAGATTATGCTGTTAATTCTGATTCCGAAATTGGAATTACAGCCGTAGGTAATCTTTCTGAAGAAGCTAGTAATATTTTTATGAATAGTGGAGGCGGCCCACAGGCCGACGCACCGTCAACACCCACCTCATATGAGGTAGCAGGCACAAGCCAACCACCCGAAGCGACCGATTCTGGAAGATGGGAACCCGGTGCTGCATATCCCGACGGGTCTAATATTGCATCACGTGTTCCACAACATGAACCTTGGATTGATCATAATGTTTCTACACAGGGCGTAAATCGTAAAATTGTTGAGAGTCCTCGTGATTCATCAATATTATCTGGTTCTTCTTTATTAGGACAATTAATACCAAATAATATAATTCTTCCGGACGCAACAAATCTCATAGGTCAAAGATATAATAGTGCTTTATTGCCAGAATATATTCAAGTAGCGAATGTTCTTGCAAGTGATTTAAGTCCAATCGCAGCTCTTGGAGTAAGTCAAGTTGGACTTGATCTAATCACAAAATTTGAAGGTTTTGAAAATCGGATCTATTTTGATGCAGCCGGACTGTCAACTATTGGTGTGGGTCATTTAATAACAGAAGCAGATAGAGCTTCCGGTCGTTTTGCAAGTGGGTTTATTACTGATATTGAGGTTGAAGAATTATTAAGAGAAGATCTTGCTAATGTCCAAGAAGCAGTAAGAGGTTGTGTTAATCAACCGCTCACAAATAATCAATATGACGCTCTAGTAAGTATGGCATTTAACATAGGAAATACTGGATTCTGTAATAGCACTCTCGTAAAAAGAATAAACGAAGGGAACTATCAAGAAGTTCCAAATGAAATGCAGCGATGGAATAAAGCTAATATTGGCGGCACACTTCAACCATTACAAGGGTTAACAAACAGAAGAGTAACAGAAGCTAAGCTATTTGCAAAGAATCCTGCCGCTTAATTAACTACGTATATTATTCAAGGTATAAATATAACAGTACATTATTTTTAGAAGGAAATATTCTTTGTGGTTCGAACGTTAACAACAACACAGCGACTTTTTCGTGGATTTAGTTCAATTGATAAAATCAAACCTGATACCGAAATTACTGATATTGATTTAGTTAAAAGAGATCTGTTGAATCATTTTTTCACTAGGAGAGGTGAACGAGTAATGCGTCCTGAATTTGGTAGTATTATTTGGGATCTCTTATTTGATCCATTCGACGGAACAACCAGAGAAGCTATTATTGCAGACGTTGAAGCTATTATTGCACAAGAACCAAGAGTAAATTTAGATAGACTTGATATTCTCGAATTTGAACACGGAATAAGATTAAATATTGCTGTTTTTTATATTCCGTTTGAAGCTTTTGGAACATTTGAAGTTGATTTTGATCGTAGAAATAGTATACAAAATGGAACACAGACTAGATTGCAAATAGCAGAAGACATCTAATAAGGATTAAAAATGGGAGTAGCACTAAGACAAAGCGGTTTATTTGTTGCCGAAGATTGGAGAGTAATCTATCGAGCATTTACTGAAGTTAATTTTGCAGCTTATGATTTTGATACTATTCGTGCTGCATTAATTGATTATATAAGAATTAACTTTCCGGAAGATTTTAATGATTGGATTGAAAGTTCTGAATTTGTTGCTCTAATAGAACTGCTAGCATATTTAGGACAATCATTAACTTTTAGAGCTGATTTAAATACCAGAGAAAATTTTCTTGATACTGCTGAAAGACGTGAATCTGTTCTTCGTTTAGCAAGAATGCTTTCATTTATTCCAAGTAGAAACAGAGCGGCAGCAGGATTAGTTAAACTTACACAAATTTCTACAACACAATCTCTTACAGACAGTAACGGAAATGACTTATCAAATATTTCTATACGATGGAACGATGCAAATAACCCTGATTGGTTTGAACAATTTATCCTAGTATTAAACGCAGTTTTTAGCGAAACTAATCCATTTGGTCGACCATTTAAAGACGGACTAGTAAATCGAATTAAGACACAGCTATATACTTTAAATAATGATCCGTCAGCAAATAGAGTATTTCCATTTAGCTCGTCGATTAATGGAGAAAGTTTTGATTTTGAAATAGTAAATCCAGATTTTGAAGACAATGGTTTGTTTTTCGAAAGAGCACCGGATCCAATTGATGCTCTTCATTTAATCTTCCGCACAGATGGAAGAGGAAATGCAAGTCCTGATACTGGATTTTTCTTGTTGTTTAAACAAGGTGTTTTACAGAAAGAAGATTTTAGAATAGATATTCCAATTGAAAATCGTCTACTTAATCTACTAGGAACAAATGTTAATAATGATGATGTCTTTGTTCAAGAAATAGATGAACAAGGATTTATTATTCAGAAATGGACAAAAGTTCCAGCAATTGTTGGTAACAACGTTATCTTTAATAGTATTGAAAAAGATGAAAGAGATATTTTTAACGTTGTTACTCGCCCAAATGATCAGATAAGTGTTCGTTTTGCTGATGGAAGATTTGCTAATGTTCCTACAGGTCTTTTTCGAATATGGTATAGAGAATCGGCTGGAGTACGATTTACAATCAAACCAGAAAATATCAGAAACAATCGTCTTGATATCCCTTATTTTAGTGGCGTCAATAACGATACATTTTTTGTTAGTTTTACATTTTCTCTACAAGAATCAGTTTCAAATTCAACACCAACTGAAACTTCGGAGTCTGTGAAAGAACGTGCTCCACAAATTTTCTTTACACAAGATAGAATGGTTAATGGAGAGGATTATAATGTCTTTCCATTAAGGAATCCAGAAGCAGCAAAAATAAAGTCTGTCAATAGAATTCACAGTGGTTTTAGCAGACATATCGACATTAATGATCCAACAGGAGTAGCGCAAAATGTTAGTCTATTTGCAGAAGACGGACTGTTATATTTTAATCTCAACGAGAGTTTAGAAGAATTAGCACTTCCTGCTAATATTTCTGATGATGAGATTGTATCACAAGTAATTGCTCCTATTATAAGAGAATTAGCTAGGAAACATTTTTTCTATTTTAATTATCCAAGATTTACAACTGAAGTTGCCGGCCCGTTTGACGAAAGCAATCCTAATACTCACGTATTTTGGTTTAACGCAACCAACGCTGTTAATACTAGCTCGGGAAGATTTTTTATAGATCCCGACGGAGGCGGCCCAGGACCTCTTGTACCAATTGCGATAGGAGACGCAGTTTCTCCTTTAAATCCAGAATTCTTCATGAACGAGGGCGGCCTTGTTTTGTTTAATGATGCGGGATGGGTTTCTATAATGGATATATTTGGTGACGGAGATACTATTCTTGAAAATGGAGATGGGGCAGTACGTCTTAGCGAACCTGTTGATGATGGTGATTTTGTGAAACTTATAATTCCACCGTTTAAAACTGAACTCGATGATTTAGAAATTCTTTCTATCCAATCACAAATTACTCAAAAGAATAGTTTTGGATTACGATACGATATAGGAACGACTGGTTGGAAAGTTATTACTGGTGACAATCTTAATATTATAGATCCATTCTCTTTTGAATTTGCAGGCGACACAACAGGATTGGAAAGAGATTCAAGTTGGTTGATCCGAGCCGAATTTAATCCAACATTTTGGAGATTTACCTCTCGCGGTCTTGATTATATTTTTGAAAGTGTAAACGAAGTTCGGTTCTTTCATTCAAGTACTACTAAAATTGTCGACACACAAACAGGGCTAACAGTTGAAGATTTTATTAGAATATTAAAAGTAAATCCAGCGTTCGCAACAGTTGTTGTAGGAACATCTACAGGCCCTTATGTAAACAATGAAACGATTGTAATAAATTCTACTATTGTTACTCTTTCAACGGGCACAATAGTAGATGATGCTGTTATTGATATTAATGCCGCGAATATAGATGGCATCACTGCGTCAAACGAAGGAGGTTTCTTAAAAATAGTTTCAGAAAATGCTCTTACATTAGAAGAAGGAAATGGAACAGCATTGGCAGATTTAGGATTAGACAATGTAACAAATATAGATTTTCAAGAGATCAACCCATGTTTTGGTTTAGGAGAAAATGTTGATTGGAACGTTGAAGCTGTATTTACAGAAGATGATGGATTTGTTGATCCTAGAAGACTTAGATTAACATTTACGGATACCGATGAAGATGGTATTCCAGATGATCCTACTATTTTTGAAGAAATAACAAAAGTGACAGGTCTGGCCGCAGGAGATACAGTTGGTCTTACTCTTCCTGACGAACAGGTAGATGAAACGGAATTGTTCTGGGAATCATTTATTAATATTGATGGCTTCGAAGAATTTAGACCGACAAATGACATAGTCAAAGCTTTTAATACAGAACCTACTAATTTTATAGCAACTATATTTCCTAGTACAATTACACTTACACTCGATCCCACGGAACTTTTCGATGGAGATGTTATTTTCTTTAGAGACACTGGAAATTTTTATAAAGCAAATATAGGAATTGGTCTTGATGAATTTGAACTAGTCAATGATTTTTATTTTATAAGACGCGGAAGAAACGATCTACTTTTTCAATGGAAACATTTTGCTTCTACTGATCAACGGATCGATCCAGCAATTACAAATATAATTGATATTTATGTATTAACAACATCGTATGATATTGAAATACGACAATGGATAGATGATAACGGCCGGCGCGACGAGATGCCACAACCTCCAACAAATGAACAACTACAGATTTCATTCGCGGAAGAAATAGAAAATAAAATGATTAGCGATGAGATTGTATGGCATCCAGTTAGATATAAAGTTTTATTTGGAGCACAAGCTGACGAATTATTGCAGGCTAGATTTAAAGTTACAAGAGTTGAAGGAACAACAGCAAGCGATGGAGAAATTAAAGCTGGTATTATTGGAGCTATAAATGAATTCTTTGCAATCGGCAATTTTGATTTTGGAGAGACATTTTATTTCACCGAATTGGCAGCATTTATTCATCAAAGTTTAGCAACTATTATTGGTTCTGTTGTTATTGTTCCTCTTGACGAAGAACAAAAATTTGGAGAATTATTCCAAGTCAGAAGTGCTGCTGATGAAGTATTTATAAGTTCAGCTAATGTTTCTGATGTGCAAATAGTACTCGCATTTAACGATACTATTCTGAGAATTGGTAATTGATAATGGTAGATAATCCGCGCCCGGTAGCTGAAAAAAATCCTGATCAAGAAAAAAACGTAGTTGTTCGACGACGTGTTACAGAGAAACTTCCTGCGCTTCTAAATACAGATCTAATAAAAAAGTTTTTTGCTGGTTCAGGAGATCATTTATATCAACCCGAAGTATCAGAAAAACTAGCAGGGTTTATTGGGCGCATCCCAGCACATTTTAAAAAAGGTCAAGATTTTTATATTGCTGAACAAACAAATAAACGTCGTGATTATCAACTCGAGCCTACTACAATAAGCACCGATCCGGATACAGGTGCTCTTACGAATATAATGTTTTATGAAGATATTTTAAATCTTCTAAGATTTCAAGGTGGATTAGTTAATAATCAGGATAGATTATTTGATACAGAATTTTATTCTTGGTCACCTTGTATCGATCTTGACAAAATAATGAACTTTACAAATTATTTTTGGTTTCCTGCTGGCCCTGATGTTGTTCGAATAAGTGTCCCTACTAATATTGGCGGAGAGTTAGGAACATCTGATCCTGTTATTATTGATGGAATAGAATTTTTTGATGGAATGCGCGTTGTTTTTGAAAACGATGTAGATTTTTCATTCAATGATAGAGTGTTTATTGTAGATGGAATTGGTGTATCATTTAATTTGCTACTTGAAACTGAACTCTTTCAGCATCTTTGGGACGATCCAATTATTGCGTGGGATGAAGGACCTTGGGATGGACCAGATCCCGAACTAGCAATTTCCTTTAATACTCCCGACTACATAGTGGTTCAGCGTGGTTCGACAGATGGAAGTGCCTGGAGTGTTGGAAATAGATGGTATCATCGCGATGAATTAAATGACACACAATTTTCTATTGCATTAGAAAGACAAGCTCTTAGACCTATTATTGAATTTTGTAGAAATCTTGAACTTTTTAATCACGGAACATTTGGCCGAGCTCCTGTGACTGTAAGAGATGACGTTACAACGGACCCAGATTTACAACTTCTTGGTTTAGTTGTTGCTCCTGTTATCGATGGCATTACTATTTCTAATGGTGATATAATTTTATTTACAAATTCTCCATCATTACAAGGAACATGGGACATTGGTCCATGGGACAACGAAGACAATCCAGACGGTGAATGGGATGAATTTATTAATGTCATTTATTCAGCTCCGGCTTTTGACATTGTTCTTGGACTTAATACTATCACAACTGTCGGCGCTAATTTTCTCACATTAGGCTTTGATCCAGGAATGAAAATTGTTCTTTCTGGTACTCCTGCACAAGATGGCGAGTATACTATCGATACTGTAAGTTCCTCAACAATCACGCTAACCGAATCGTTCGTAAATACAACAGGAATTGGTATTCCTATTCCTAACAACGTAACAATAATAGAACAAAGAACATTATATCAAAACAGAGTTTTTAAAGTTGATGGAATAGGAACTGTCGGCGGATTAACACTAACTCTTGTTACTGATGGACAAAACGAAGACGGATCACCGGCAGACGGCGATCAAATAAAAGTTCTATTAGGATTAATACATCAAGGAAACTCCTATTATTGGAGTGACGCAGAAAGCGAATGGCTTTTGGCACAGCAGAAAGATGTTATTAATCAAGCACCATTATTCCAGCTATATGATACAGAGGCAACAAAACTTCAAGATCCAGGAAAATATCCATCGAGTGATTTCGCTGGAAGTAGACTTTTCAGTTATCAAGTAAATAATGATCCTCGACAGCCAATTGATTCAGAACTAGGTATTCCGTTAGTATTCAACGAATTTGGTGAAATTGTATTTCAAAACTTTTTAGTAACGGATAGGTTTAATTTCGGCACACCAGCACAAGAAATTATCGGGTTTTATTTTCACAAAACAATTGGCGAAACAACAGCTGAAGATGTTTTTAACAATGATTGGTATTTATCTAAAATAGACAGTCGACAATTTTTGATTGACACATTCATTACTGATGATGATACTCGCGATTTTGATCTTACCTTAACTCCCGATAATGACGACGAAGTTACAGTATTTGTTAATGGTGATGAGAAGACAGATCAACGATGGGATATCGTAGGCAACCAAATCCAATTCTTTGATTTCTTTGAAAATGATGACATATTACAGGTTCGCTATTTTTCTTCTGGGATTCCTCTATCGGAAGATACAACGTATGAGATACCGATTAATTTGGAAGGTAATCCAGATAACGAAGAAGTAGAATTTATTGCTAACAGCGATTATTTCGCACACTTTACAAGTATAATTAAAAATCAAGAAGGTCTCACAGGAAATCCAAATGGAACCAATAACTGGAGAGACACCATACAAGATAGAAGCATTGGAACAGAAATACTTCAGCATCAAGCACCAATGTTAAAATTAATGGCTATGGGTAGTAACAGAAATATTGATTTTATGTTTTCTGTTCGATATGCTGAAAGAGAATTTTCAAGATTTAGAAATAAATTTATGAGAAAAATTACTGAATTCAACAATGATGGAATACATGACGATACTATTGATCTTCCTTCATTATGGGTCGAAGATGCATTAAGTTCGATTAATCTTGGAAAGACAACGGATTTTCCATTTGCATTTAGTGGAATGGGAACCAGAACAAATAACGAACCAACATTTATTCCACCAAGTCCAAGTAGATTAGGAGTATTTCCTGTTTTCAAGCCAGAAATATTTCTTGATACAACATTTCAGACGCCACAAAACGTAATTCAAATGCATGATGGAAGTATAATTATTGCGTTTAATGATTTTCGTGATGATGTAATATTAGAATTAGAAAATAACATTTTCGATTCGATTCCGGAAGAATACAAAACAGAAGAACTCCCAGATTTTAATTTCATCGATTTTGTTGATGCAGAATTTAGAGAAGGAGATTATTCAGTAGAAGAATTTAATCAGCTTTTAACTCCGATAATCCAAAGATGGGCAACTTCTCACAATCTTGACTTGACAACAAATGATGTTTTTGATCAAAACGATCCATTCACATTTAATTATGGAACGCAAGGCTTACCAGGATACTGGAGAGGAATTTTCCAACTTTTTTATGATACCGACAAGCCAAATACACATCCATGGGAAATGTTTGGATTTAGCCAGAAACCAGATTATTGGGATGCCCGTTATGGACTTCCTCCATACACCAGCACGAATACATTTCTATGGGATGATATGCGAATTGGTACAATTGCCGGTGGAACCAGACAAGGAGTCGATGAAAGATTTGCAAGACCAACTGCTCCTATTCCTGTAGACGCAGTAGGAAACATTTTAGATCCAATTGCTGTCGGTATAGCAACCCAACCAGGTATTCTTGATGCAAAAGCAGATTGGAAAATTGGCGACCGCGCACCGGTGGAAACAGTTTTTCGTCGCAGCGAATTTTGGTCGTTTGCTATATCACAGATTAGCTACTTAATGAAACCTGCTCGTTTTATTGAAATTGGCTGGGATTCAAAATTACAATTGTTCCGATATGAAGACGATCCAGCAGGAAATCCACAATGGATCAGCACAGATAAAGAAGATAGAAAACGTCATTCAGAAATCACAGTTCATGGAGAAGAACTTGACGACGAAACAATCTTCACAAGTGATGGAATTCAACAATGGATAACAGATTTTGTTGTTAGCAATGGTCAATCTATAACAGTTATATTTGGAGATGTTATTAGAGGATTACAGCCGAGACTCGGACACAAAATGGCTGGATTTATAAACACCAACGCAACAAGAGTGTTAGCTGATAATTTTGGTTTAGTTCCGCAAGAAGATATTGGTGTTAATCTTTATAGAAATAGAAGTATTCGAGAAGAAATTTATAGTGGAGTTATAATAGAAAGAGTAGCAAAAGGATGGGCAGTATTTGGATATGATGTTCTCGATAAATCTTTTACCATATTCCCTCCAGTTAAGACGAGTAGACAAATTGCAATTGATATAGGTGCTATTCGGGTTTCTGAATCAACAGTATTTAAAGAAGATCGCCCTCAAGAAATTCCATATGGAACAGTATTTGAAACACAACAAGAGGTTTACGATTTTCTAATAAGTTATGGTAAATTCTTAGAAAGCAGAGGTTGGATTTTTGATGAGATTGATACTGAATCAAGAGAAGTTAATAATTGGCGTTTATCAGGAAAACAATATCTATTCTGGTCGTTAGGTCGTTGGGCTGTAGGATCATTAATTTCGTTGAGCCCGAGTTCAACAAAAATACGATTTGGAACAGAACGAGGGGCAGTTCAGAGCATTGAGCAAATTATTAATGGAGTTTATAGTCTTCTTGATAGAGATGGTAGGGTAATTCAACCTGAACAAACTTTTGTCACACGGTTTAACGATGAGCTTACTGTCATTCCAGAAGAAGAACAATCAATATATTCAGCAAGATTGTTTATCGCAGAATTTGAACATGTTTTAACATTTAACAACAGGACTATTTTCAATGACTTAATATACAATCCGTTACTTAAATTAAGACAATCAAGATTTAAGGTTTTCACTACTAGAGCTGGGGGATGGGTAGGAAGATTTGATGCACCTGGATTTATTATTACGGAAAATAATTTGTTACCTAACTACGAAAAAGTAGTTAATGATTTCCGACGTTATTTTGAGATAGAAGATGTAGTCGAAAGACCAGCAATTCAAGACACTGCAAGAAGATTATTTGGTTTTCAAACTCGTGATTACCTTACTAATTTGTTATTAAGCAATGACACACAGTTTCAATTTATGCAAGGATTTATTAGGAAGAAAGGAACTCCGCAGGTTCTTGACAGGCTTTTAAGAAGTGACACAACATCTGATGCTGAAGAACTACAATTTTTTGAAGAATGGGCACTAAGATTGGGTGAATATGGTGCTATTCAAGATTCTATCACAGTAGAACTATTAGCAAGAGCGGAAGAAGTAAAGGCCAGTCCACAACTTATTGAATTTAAAGGATCTATCTTAAGAAACGACATAAACGAAACAGATGTATCTCTTGTAATAAATGATGCAAGTAATTTTCCAGATTCGGCTGTTATCAAAATAGATGATGAAATTCTTTTTTATACTTCTAAAATAGGAAATACGCTTAGCGGATTGTTGCGTGGACAGAAAGACACCGAAGCTGCCGAACATTTATCCGGAGAAATAGTGTCAATTGAAGACAATTTATTTGATGATGTTATTCTTATTGCCCCTAATGATGAAAGATGGATAAGGCGCGCCCCTAATGACGAAAACGTAACATTTCCATTTAGAGATTTAACCAATACAGAAGTGAAAAGAATAAACGGATCTTATCTACTTAGAACAGATGTAAGAATAGCAGGATATCCATTAGAGAGCGAAGTTACGCATCGTGTTCAAACAATTGCTGAAAGAAACGATTTATTTGATGATTTAAGAGTGACTGCCGAAGAAGATAATCTATCATTTGGAGATACCGTCTGGGTTGATCGTATTGGAAACTTTTATACTATAAATGACCCTGATAATTTGACTGATGATGATCCAAGAGCAATTTTCAATTTTGAGTTCATGGTATTTAGATACACTAGTCTGTTTGACAATACATCTTCTCCTGAATGGGAAGTTGCTGAGGTAGCTGTTGAAGAAGGTGATCCGATAGATATTTCTACCGCTCTAAGCGATCCACATGGGTTGAATAACGGCGATCTAGTAATGATTGATAATGTTTTTGGAGTTACTCCGTCGTTGATTGGATCGTTCTTAGTTAGCGACATTGGATTTAGTTTTGATGGCGATGGAACAACAGATACATTTTCTACAAGCGCCGCAACGATACATCCAGATTCTACAGATATTGAAATAAATGGAATATCACAAATATTTTTAACAAATTACGAAATTGGTGGAGGAGAAATAACAGAAGTAATTGGCGCCACACCAGATGCTCTAACAATTCTTGATGAATTTACCATAAACGGATCTTCTGTTGTATTATTAGCATCTGTCCCCGCAACAGCAATCGGCACACCAGGAATAACATATACAAATGGTGAATCAATTATAATCAATGGGACAACAGTGACACTTTCGACTGGAATAACAATCAACGATGCGATAACAGATATTGTTGCTGCTGGACCATTTGTTCCTGCCGTAACAGCCGAGACAGCAAACGGAGCTTTAAAACTGTCTTCTGTTGCTGGAGATATGATATTAGCAGAAGGAACAACTATAACACGTGGTGATTCGGGTGCAACCTACGCAAGCGATGATACGATTATAGTAAATGGAACAACAGTAACTCTTTCATCAGGAAATGCAATCGTCACGGGGTCAATTGGTGCAACCTATACCGCTGGGGAAGATATCATCATTAATGGCAATAATGTATTTCTTTCGGCAAGTGCTACAGGAACGATTGGAGCAACTTATGTCAACGGCGAAGATATTGTTATTAATGGAAATGTTGTGGTTCTTTCAACTGGAACAACAGTTGCTGATGCAGTTACAGATATAACCGCAGCAGCAATTTTCGGTATAACAGCAACAGATGTAGGAGGAGCTTTAAAAATTACCTCTACGGTTCCATTAACACTTGCAGAAGGAGCCGGAACAGCACTTGCAAGTCTTGGATTACCTGCTACTGTCGTATTTGGAGATATCGACGATGCTGTTGCAGACATTACTGCGGCAGCAATTCCTGGTATAACAGCAACAAACGTAAGTGGTGCGCTAGAAATTAATTCTTCTATTATTGCATTAACTCTTGCAGAAGGATCAGGAACTGCACTTGCAAATCTTGGTTTTATTCCGGGAACTACTGCACGAATAGGAACAGTGGCTGATGCGGTTACAGATATCACAACAGCAGCAATTCCTGATATAACAGCAATTTCCGACGCTGGAGGATTGAAAATTAGTTCTTCAAACACTTTTACATTAGCAGAAGGTTCTGGAACTGCTTTAGATGATCTTGGACTTATTTCAGGAACACACAAAAATGCTCTTCTTGATCTTGGATTTATGCCCGGAACAATAATAGCACAACTTCCGACAGTAGATTCTGTAGTTGAAAATATTAATAATGCCGGAATTGCAAATATTGAATCAGAAAATGTTGATGGAGTAGTAGTTATACGGAATACGTCGGGAGAAAGTCTTACTTTGGTAGATACGCTCGGAACTCCATTGCTTGATCTTGGTTTAACTCCTGGAATATTTACATCACCTGGAACCGATGTTAGATTCTTTACTCCGCCACCAGTAGGAACAAATAACATTACATTCCGAAGAGAAAATCATTTTAGAGTGAATGTTCCAATTACTAACATTGACGAAATAGATATTTCTGAAGCAACAATTGGAATATTTACCGAAGCACGTTTCTTAACAGAAACTGATAGAGATGCCTTAGTCGATCCAAGAGGAAATGTAATTCCTTGGGATAACGGCGAGCATACCTTTATTGATAATGCTTCAGTTGATGCTAACGGATTAGACCTATGGAACGTTTTCCAAAATACAGAAACACAGCCTACTTCTCCAGTCTGGACAGTAACCGAATTTGATAATGTAAGGCGCATTCAAAACAAACGCATTGATGTAGCACTTTTCGAACAGGCGCTTGTTTATAATCGAGTTACTAATATAACAGATATTAGACTTAATATTTTTGATCCAGCAAAAGGTCTGTTCCCGGCACAAACACTAAAAGAAATTGATTTCAGATTAGAATTTAATCCGGCCAAATACACCGACGGTGAAGACATATTCCAAATTGATCCAGAGCAATCTTGGGGTGAAGAGCATTTTGGAGAAGTATGGTGGGATCTATCAACAGTGGAGTATACAAATTATGAGACTAGTTCAAATCGTGAACGCCGCAACAAATGGGGTAGGATTGCCCCCGGAAAATCAATTGATATTTATGAATGGATACGATCTTCTGTGCCGCCTACAGAATGGGCAGCACTTGTTGAAAGTGTCAAAGAACAACCGGAAGAAAGCTTCCGTTATAAACCATCCGGCGAAGCGTTCAAAGCTGATGAAGTTGATAATCCCCCGTTCTCCCAAAGAATAGTAGTTAATCAACTTACCGGCGAAGAAGAAATATTCTTTTATTTCTGGGTTAAAAATAGTGAAACTATTCCAAATGTTGAGAATAGAGATTTAAGTGTAGCACAAGTTGCAAGACAATTAACAGATCCAACAGCCGCAGGAATTCCATGGTTTTCTCCAATAAATCAAAATGCGATGATCATTAGCAATACCGAACCATTCCTTACTAATAATGATTCAGTATTACAAATAACATTTGATTCTAGAAGATCAGAAGTTGGACGCCATCGCGATTGGGTTCTTACAAGAGACGGTGATGAATCTGATGTTCCAACTGATCGTTTCTGGGAGAAAATGAAAGACAGTCTTGTTGGTTTTGACCGAAATGATAATCTTGTTCCCGATCCAAGACTCGAAGACAGCAGAAAAATTGGAAACTTTATCCGTCCAAGACAAACTTGGTTTATCGATAGAGAACAAGCTGGAAAGATTTTTATAGATTGTGTTAATCTTCTATTGTCAGAAGAGTGTGTCATCGATACAAGAATAGATCTGTTTGATAATCTTTTCAATATATCAGCCGAGCCAACACCAACAGTAGCAGACGACGGCGGTTGGAGTAATAGCTTCTGGAGCGGCTCTTCTTGGAGCACTGCTATATCATTAGATAAAACAGTGTGTCAGTTTGATTTCCATGTTGCAAACAACGAAGAACGAGATGCTTTGTTTGTTGTTCCAGGATTAACTGTCGGTGCTCAAATATGGGTTGATGGAACTGTGGAGACCGAAGGATTTTGGAGAGTTTATAGTTTTGATGGAACAGACATATTAGGAAATCCAATATTTACAGAGATTTGTAGTGAAGCATTTAGAGTTTCTGATTTTTGGCAGCTAGTAGATTTTTTTGCTGAAGGATTTGATATAAACACAGAAGCAGATATTACTGTTGACACTATTGCTGAGAGAGATGCAATACCAAATCCAGTCGAAGGTGTGTTAGTTAAAGTCAATGATTCTAATGGTGATAATACTAACCTTTTTGCATTGTATGAATTTACTCCAAGTGATACTTTTAATCCTTGGGTTCTAGTTGGGAAAGAAGATTGTACTATTGAATTTGATATTGATTTATTCTTTGATCCAACATATGGAAATGTTGATGTATTAACAGGATTGAATGGAAGAGATTTAGCTTTTAAAGAAGTTATTGATGCCCTACGAAACGATATTTTAACAGACTTAGAACAAAATCTTCTATTCTTCAAAATGATAAGATACGTTCACAGTGAACAATTACTTGTTGATTGGGCATTTAAGACAACGTATATAAAGGCTGTTGGTTTAAATCAAACTGCGGATCAAGATCCTATTTTCAGACCAGATACTACAGACGATCTTATTGCTTACATAGAAGAAGCAAAACCATATCACACTAAACTAAGAGATTTTGTTATTAATCAAGACATTGGATTTGATATTCAGGAAAACAACGTCACAGATTTTGATAAGCCCGTGTTTTT